GGAACCTACCGCCGCGCTTTAGCCGAAATATTAGTAGCGTGTCACTACTGGCCGCCACAAATAGAATTCGAGACAGACGACCTATTAACCGTAACCGCGGTATTAGAAAAGCAAGCGCGCACTAATGGCCGTAGACGCTGACATACAAATATTCGGCATACGTGAAGCGCTTAAAGACCTAAACAGTTTCAACCCGTCGCTACGTCGTCAGATTACTAAAGACATTAAAGCCGACGCCGGGCAACAGATCATAACCGCGGCGCGTGCTTTAATTCCTACCGACTACCCGCTAAGCGGTATGGCGCGCGGGTCACTTGTCAAGGGCCGCGAAGTTGTCTATAAAATTCCTACCGTTAGTAGCGGCGTAACCGTAAAAGTAGGACGCCCGGCAGGTAAAGCTAAGACCGTAATATTTCGGGACAAATTCGACGCCGAACGCTTTAAGGGTAAAGACACGCGTACCGTACACTTTGCCGGTTATCCGTTTGCCTTATTGGTGGCCCAACAGCAAGCCGACGCCGGGGCAATTTGGGACCACGCCGGTATACACGGCAAGCGGTCGGTATATATAACTAATTTGAACAGCGACGGCGGCGGCGAAGCCCCGCGCGCGCTAGCCCGTGGCGTACTTACAGCTATGCCCGGCGTAGAAGCCGCTTTAGAAAACATAATAGAAGTAGTATCTAACGCCGTGGGCCGTAATTTAAAGATTGAGCATAAAAGCTAATGGCTATCAATATTCCTATTTTGTCGTCGCTTAATGCGGACGGGTTCGAAAAAGCCGCCCGCCAGTTTGCCCAACTAAAAACAAACGGCGAAAAAGCGAATTTTGCCCTAAAGAAAGCCGTACTACCGGCGGTTGCCGCGTTGGGTACCCTAGCTACTTTTGGCTTTAAGGCCACACAGTCGGCTAGTTCGTTTAATGAGGAAGTAAGCAAAAGTAAGGCTATTTTTGGTACGGGCGCGGACGCGGTAGCAAAATTTAGCAAGACGGCCGCCACAGAATTAGGACAGTCACAGCAGGAAGCTATGGCCGCCGCGTCCACGTTTGGCATTATGGGCAAGGCGGCAAATTTAGCAGGTTCAGACCTAAGCACGTTTAGCACCGATCTAGTGACGCTTTCAACCGACCTAGCAAGCTTTAATAACGCTAACCCGCAGGACGTAGTAAATGCTTTAGGTTCAGCGTTACGCGGCGAAGCCGAACCTATGCGGAAGTACGGCGTATTACTCAATGACGCGGCGCTAAAAAGCGAAGCTATGAAGCTAGGCATATTTAATGGCAACGGCGCACTAGACGCACAACAAAAAATATTAGCCGCCAATTCCCTTATATTTGCCCAAACAACAATACAACAAGGGGACTTTGCCAAAACGTCCGCCGGGGCCGCGGCACAGCAAAAAATACTAGCCGCCACGTTTAAGGACGTACAGCAGAAAATAGGGCAAGCGTTACTACCCGCATTAAACGCCGCATTAAAACTATTAAGTATTTTTGCTAATTGGGCTACAAATAATACGGCGGTATTTTTAATAGTAGGTGGCGTTATTGGTGGCTTAGCCGTAGCAATATTGGCGGTTAATTTTGCTATGAACGCGTGGAAAGCGACTACCGTCGCGTTTACTGCCGTCCAAACGTTATTTAACGCCGCTATGGCCGCTAACCCGGTAGGGCTTATCGTCGTCGCTATTGGCTTATTTGTCGCCGCGCTAGTTATTGCCTATAAAAAATTTGAGGGCTTTAGGAACATAGTTAATAGCGGACTAAATATTATGATTGACGGCTTCGAGGGTTGGGCTAACATATTTATTAGCGCCGTTAATCTCATAACAAAAGGAATAAACGGCTTTACCGGGCTATTTAAGTATGTCGGTATTGAGATAGGCAAGATAGGCCCCATAGCCGCCGTTGAGTTCGGGCGTATTGGTGAAAGCGTAGAAATGACTAGGGGACATCTACTACGCCTAGACGACAACGTAAAGGTAGTGAAAGAAACCGCGGACGACCTAGTGCCGTCGCTAGGCGACGTCAGCACCGGGCTAGGCAAGGTAGGCGGGGCTAGTAAAAAAACTGAGGACCAAACTAAAAAGACCGCCGCGGCGTTTGCCAAAATGCGCGCCGAAACCGTAAAGCTACGCGCCGCCGAAAAAGCACGCGTTGAAGCACTAGCGAACACGTACGAAACCGCGCTAAGCAACGCTAAAGAATTTCTAGCCAACGCCCGAAAAGATTTTAGCGATTTTGCTAGCGGTATATCAGGCGCGATTACTGGCGCGTTCAGCTTTACCGACGCGCTAGAAATTGGCAAAAGTAGCGGCTTAGGCTTTATCGAGGGCTTACGAATACAGGCTAATGAAGCCGGACAATTTGGCGAACGTATCGCGCTATTACTGGCGCGCAACCTAAGCGGTCCCGCGCTCGATCAAGTCATTAAAGCGGGCGCTAAAGCCGGGACCGTCATAGCCGACGAATTACTGAACACGGTCGGCGGTATTGACGTAGCTAATCAGCTAACCGCCGACGTACAAGGCGTAGCCGATCGAGTAGGCGCGCTTGCGGCCGTCCGCTTTAAGCAAGCGGGCATAGACAACGCCGAAGCGTACATAAGCGGCGTACAAGCCACCATAGACCGCTACAAATTGGCGGCTACTTATGTCGGTACCGACGCCGGGACCGCCGGGCGTTTTGCCGCCGATATTGCCGGGCTAGCTTCGATCTATGGCGGGCTTACTGCTATGGCGTCGGGTGGAATTGTGACTAGCCCTACAATGGCGCTAATAGGTGAAAGCGGCCCGGAAGCCGTCATACCGTTAGGTAGCGGCGGCGGCTTAGGCAATACGTACAATATTTCCGTAGACGCGGGCGTATTGGGTAATCCCGTAGAAATTGGGCAACAGATAGTAACCGCGATTAGTAAATACGAACGGTCCGCCGGGACTAATTGGCGGTCGTAATGACCGTTACAGCAATATCGGGTAATACCTACAGCGTCCAAATAGCGTTCCCGTCGTCGGCGTCGTTTGGTAACGCTTTTTTACTTGACGACCCGGTACAAGGCTTACTAAATAATACGACCTACACGCTAGGCGGTAACGTTTTCGCCGACGTAACGGCCGACGTAATTAACATATCGACCCAACGCGGGCGTAATCGTGAGCTTGACCAATTTGGACCCGGTACGGCTACGTTTACAATGCGAAATAATCAGCGCCAATATGACGTAACGAACACTAGCGGCACGTACTACGGCGGTATTAAACCGCGCTTACCCGTCCAAATATCAGTAAACCAAACGCTAATATTTGCGGGTTACGTCGAGGACTACGATTACGCCTACGATAACCCAACGCGCGCTAGCGGCAATATTATCGCCGCCGACAATTCGACTATTACCGTCCAATGCGTAGACCCGTTTACGTTACTAGGGCAAAATTACTTAACGGGATATAACCCTACGCAAGAATTAAGCGGCGCCCGCGTTAGTGACGTACTAAACAAAACCGCCGTAGATTTTCCATATAACCGCGCAATTAGTACAGGTTCGTCCACGTTAGGCGGCGGGGCTACCTACGCCGTAGCGGAACAAACGAACGCGCTTACCTATTTACAAGACGTAACCGTAGCTGAGCAAGGTTTTCTATTTTGCGGCGGGGACGGTACTTTAACATTTTTAGGCCGTAACGACGTCGTAAGCATTACTAGCGCTATGACGTTTGCCGACACGGACGCGGCCAACACTACGACCTATTCAGAATTTGCCGTACAGTATGGGACCGAATTACTTTTTAATCGCGTCGCTACTTCGACCGTTGGCGGGGCCGTTACGATCTCAACTAATGCCGCCAGTATTGCCCAATTCTTAACTATTGGGCTTGACTATCAAAACCTACTGGTAAGCACCGAAGCGCAAGCGACCAATATAGGCACGTTTATATTGGGCAAGTACGCCCAACCGGAATACCGGTTCGCGTCGGTTACTTGCTATATAAACGACACGCTAGCCACTACGACCGCGCCGCTACAGCTCGAACTAGCCGACACCGTTACGGTTATTAAAACGTGGGGTACGGGTACGCCGTCCACCGTTACCCAAGTGTGTACGGTTCAGGGTATCGAAAACCGAATAACACCCGATACGCACGAAATTATAGTAAAATTAGGAACGGCAGATAGCCGGGCGTTTTTGCGCCTAAATAATGCCACGTTTGGACTACTGGATACCGGGCTACTGGCCTTTTAGAAAGGGTAAATAAAATGGCGATAAATAGTACTTTTGTTAGTGGCGCGGTACTTACGGCGGCACAAATGAACAATTTACCTATGGGCATAGTTAGCGCGACAAGCGTTACGGCATCTTCAGGAGTTTTTACGGCAGAAACGTTACGCGTTACTTCGCCGTCATTTACGGCTGTCGCTAATAGGTTTTATCGAATTACTTATTTTGAACCGGTTTTACAATTTAACGCGGGTACCGTAAATAACATAGGTATGCTTATTAGAATTACAAATATCGCGGGCGCAATACAAACATTTAGCGAAATTAAAATACAGTCGTCTAACAACAACGCGGGGACCGCCGTAATTGTTAAAACACTTGCCGCGGGGGCAACCGTTTTTGTTGGAAGCGTAATTGCTAATGGCGGCGGCTCAGGCAACGCGTTTAGTTCTGCTACCGCGGTAACACAATTAGTTATCGAGGATTTAGGCTCAACGTGAAGCCCCTAGCAATATTGGCGCTACTAACGTTTACCCTTACGGCGTGTAGTGATCGCGTGCGCGAAAATTGTATACGCAATAAAGCGCCTAACGTTTTAGGGACTACCGTAAAGTGTAAAATATGAGGCCGCGCCACACTAATGAGGAAGTAAAAGCGCGCCTAATTTTTATTGTTGGCGTCGGGCTTACAATCGCTTTTATCGGTTTAATATTTACCGTTTTATACGGCGTACTTTTCGTATCACAACCGCTAGAACAGGCGCCGTCCGATAAAGATATGCTAGTAATTATTAACGCGCTAGCGCTATTTCTTACTGGCGCGTTGTCGGGATTACTTGCCGGAAACGGTTTAAAAGATAAACCGAAAGACCCGCCAGTATGACAACGTGGCCGTACACCGGCTACGACAAAACCGCGCCTGGCAAATTGCCCGCTACTGAGCGTTGGCGCGAAATTGCTAGTTACCTTTTTGGCTTTAGTAATTTAGGTACGTTTGTCGATCGAAATATGGTCGGCAGAACGCCGCCGCAAAAAAGCGTCCACGCCAGCGGGCGCGCTATGGACTTGGGGCTAAAAGACCCGCGTAAACTATTTGACGCGGCTACGTGGCTAGGGCAAGAAACAATAGCCAAAAAATTATTTATTGAGGAAATACATAACTACAGCGACGGCACCTATGGCCGTGGGTGGCGTTGCTCACGTTCGCCGCATTGGGTGGCGTGGACCGCGCAAAATAACGGCGGAAGCGCGGGCGGCTTATGGCTACATATAGAACTACAGCCGGGGCTAACCGTTGCCCGCGTTGAGAAAGCTTTTAAAGACCTATTCCCGTCATAGGCGCCCACTAAGGTAGTCCTATTCCGACCGGGAGACTTTTACGTATGCCAAGTTCCTACGCCTATATCAGCCTTAAAGGTTTGGCGGCCCACCACCTACAACCGGGAAGCGAAATTATGGTACAAGTATTTCTAGACCCTGATCTACGCACAGTATTAGCGGCGACGCTAGTAAACCGTGACCGCGTTACGGGCTTATGGTCCGAACCTACCGAATTGGCGGCGGATTAAGTGGCTAGCCGCGGTCCTAGCGACCGTGTGCCTATCTGTAAGCCCCGCTACGGCCTTAGCCGACCGTATGCCGCCTAACTATACCCCGATACTACCTATCGCGTTCTATGAGCGTTTAGGCAGTTGCGAAACAGGACGCGGACAGCGCGACGCCAACGGCAAATATTCCCAACCCCCCAACTACGCGCACGAAACCCGAAGCTATACCGGACCGTACGGCGTGTACGTCGGTACGGCGCGTATGTTCGGCTACGGCAGATTAGGCAAATACACGCCGGCCCAATCTCGATATATATTTGACGTCTTGGCGTTTAGGGGAAATAAGCACCATAAGCCGATAGGGCTAAACGGTTGGGGGTGCTTTAAGGCTCATAAATACCTACGCGATTACGTGTCAGCTAGCACTAATCCGCTAGCGAAAGGGTGGAAATACCGATAGGTGCTTTACTATCGTACAGTCGTTCGCTATAGTGCCAGTACCTAACCGACCGAAGGGCTTACTAATGAGTAATGAAGCAATAATAAAAGAACTACGAAACCTTAATAAAGTAATTGACGAATTATTACCAAGTCCACTTAGGACTTTACCGCAACCGCTAATAGCTTTATTGCTAAGCCCTTTACAAAAAGCGCCTACCACAGCTTTTGCGGCAGAACTACGCGACTACGGCAACGATTACGCTATGGAAAACGGCAAATTATCTAGTGCTTTATATTTGGCGGCCGACACAATCGAAACGCTATTAGCTGAGCGCGAACAATGAGCTACGACTTAGGCGATTACGTAGACGTTAAAACACGCCTACAGCTTGCGCTAGACCGTTGGCCCGAATTGCGCGTAATCGAGGAAGCGCCCGAAATAGTTACAATGCCCGACGGCAAGGTATACATACAATGCGCTATAACCGTTTATCGAGACGCCGACGATCTACTACCGGCGCGGGCTTACTTGTGGGACCAATACCCCGGTACGACAAATTTTACGCGTAACCGTGAGCAACCTAACGCCGCTACGTCGGCACTAGGGCGCGCGTTGGGCTATATGGGTATCGGTATTCATAACGGTATGGCTAGTTATGAGGACGTACGAAACGCTAAAGCCGATAATGAAATGGGCGAAGCAATAACGTCGGCGCGTGTACGTGACACTCGATCAGTAGACCGCCCGGTAATTGACCCGACGACGCCAGTAGCAAAAACCCAATACGCCAATATGGTAGGACCCGACCCGGCTACACACGGCCAACGCGCACTACTGGCGACAATGAGCAAGGAACGCGGACTAGCGTACGATACGACTAAGGCGATAACGCTAGACGAATTTAACGCGTTGCTAGCGGAACTTAAAAAGGTACCGAAAGTAAAACAATGATTAACGCCAATATGGAAATAGCGCGGGCGAATATTGCGTTACCCGTTACAGCAACGCGCGAATTACTAGAACAATGGCGCGACGAACACGTTACGCAAGTGATAAAATTATGCGCGGAAATAAATACGTTACAGGCACAACTAGACGAATTAAAGCGTTACCAAGACGCCGCTAGCGTTTGGAATACGTACCGGTGAGCTTCGACTACGCCGCCGCGTTTGACCACGGAATTAAAATACAACGTACCGTAGCCGTGTATCTCAACGCCGTAGGTATTCCGTGTCACGTACCTAGTAATCAGTACGACCCGGATAACCCGAACCCATACGCGGCGTACGAATTAGATATAGTCTTAGAAGCCATACCGTACGATCTCGAAATAAAAGCGCGTACGTTAAGCTTCACCAATGACCCGGCTAGTTTTCCGTACGATACGGTCATAGTGGACACGGTAAAAGGGTATGAGATAAAAGAAGCTAAGCCGTTGGCGTACGTGCTATACAGCGAACCGACCGGGTGCCTACTGGCGGTAGCGCCGTCTACCCGGCCGTATTGGGTAAAAGAACACTTATTCGCGTCTAACGTCGGCTTCGTCGATCAGTTTTACCTATGCCCGCGGGAATACTTGCGGCCTATGTCGTCGCTTATTGAGCGCATACACGAACTACAGGAAGCGACGCTATGCGCTTACTAATGGCTTTATGGCTTACCGGCTTAATCGCTTTAGTAGTTTATGCTAGACACATACCGAAGTAACATATAACTAATGACCCAAGCCCTACACGCGTCGCGGCGTGAAAGCGGAACATACGGCAACGTAGGTAGTACGACCGACCCTACACATATGGGGAAGTCGTGGCGGCGCGTAAACATAATCGCGCGAAATAATAGTAATGGGTGCCGTGTGAGGCTAAACGGCGGGGGGCTTGGGCTAAGTCTGTCTCGAAGCCTGAAGCACACGTACGAAACAAAAGAACGCCACGAACGGATAACACCTAGCAACGATCGCACACCCGAAACCGTGAGCAACCGAAGCGAAGCGAGGACGCTAGGGGCTTGGGCTTATGGAAAGTAAAAAGCGCGCGCGTGCGACGACAGAATTTAGAACTAACCGGGCGAAACTATTAGCAGATAATCCGTTATGCCACTATTGCGCTAACGCGTTGGCGACCGAAGCGGACCACGTAATAGAAAGCGATCGCGGCGGCGGTAATGAGCTGAGCAATTTAGTAGCCAGTTGTAAGCCGTGTAACGCTCGAAAAGGTCAGGCGTACCGGGTACAAAAAGAAAGACTACGCGACGGGCTAGTTTTAGCACCAAAAGCGACCACGGACAGCGGTCAAGACTTAGGCGATATTCAGTTAATAGACCGTCTAAAAGCCTTACCCAGTAAGGAATTTCTTACGCAAGACGGACGCCTGCC